CGGGGACGACGCAAACGGTGGGGTATCCGCGGCGGGTGAAGCGGGCGGCCTCGGAGCGGGATTCGGTGGAGAGGTTGACGACGAAGCCGCGGCGGAGGGCGCTGCGGATGGCGGCGAGGTTGGCGGCGGTGCGGAGGTGGTGGGTGTAGGTCCAGGCGGCGCCGAGGTGGCGGGTGGCGTTGGCGAGGCGGCGCAGCAGGGCGGCGTGGATGCGGCCGGCCTCGTGCCAGAGGTCCCCGGCGACGTCGTGGCGGAAGAAGGTGGCGGGGCGGAGGGCCGCTACCTGGGCGATGAACTGTTCGGGTGGGACGCCGCGGGTGCCATCGGTGACGCGGTCCCAGTGGTCGCGGGTGTAGTAGCCGGCCTCGGCGTAGCAGCCATCGTCGCCGGCGAGGGGGCAGGTGGGTGGGCAGCTGGGGCGGGCCGTGGTGGACACGGCGATGGGTCCGGTCTTCGAGTTGGAAGACCGGACGGTGAGGGCGGAGTGCATGCTGTCTACAGCTTGTGAAGGGAAGGGGCGAGGCGCCCAGGGAGCCCGCCCATAGAAGGGGTGGAGCTCCGGGGGAGCGTCAGTTGCCGGCTGCCTCTATGTCGTGTTGGAGGGTCCCGACGCGGTCAAGGCAGTTGGACACGTCACGTAGGACGTGGGTGTACGCGGGGTCGTTGATGATTAGCTGCTCCACTTGATGGAGCAGAAACCAGACCTCGGTGGCTTTGGTGTGGGGGTCCATGGTCATGATTTGCGCTCGATGAAGAGGTGGGCGCGGGTTTCGTCAACCCAGAGGTGACGATCGGTGCCGATGCGGAAGCACACGTTCCACGCGATGTGGGTTGCGGTGCGGCGGTCGACGGAAAACAGCTCAGCGAGCCAGGAGACGGTCTCGGGGAAAGACTCGGTGGGGGCGCGGCGGATGGTGCTCATTGGCGGATCAGTAGGCGTTGAAGGCGTCCTCGGGGATGCACTCCTCGATGTGGAAGGTGCAGTCCGGGTTGCGGCGGGTTAGGCCGGCGAGTTCCAGCACGAGGTCGGCACGGCTCCACCCCCAGATGCCGGTGGGGGCGGTGCGGGTGCCGAGCTCGTCGGTGATGGTGCAGTGGATTTCGTAGGTCATCACTCACTCCAGGTAGAGGTAGTCGTAGGCGCCGGGTTCTTCGGCGCAGTTGCACGCCCAGATCCACAAGACGCGCTTGCGGTTCTCGTTGTGGTCAGCCAGATCCCGGGCATCCCATGCGTCGAAACCGCGCAGGTACTCGCGGAAAAGCCAGGCGGGCCCGTCGAAATCGAGGCGGTCCACCCATGCGGATACGTCGTCGTCGCGGTTGCCGGATCCGGAGCAGTCACAGACGCACTCGGGGGGCAGTTGCCTTAGGGATTCGCGGCCGTGGAACCAGGTGTTTCGGTACATAACGAGGGTGCGGGGTAACCGTTTCGGGAATCAGTCAGACGAGCTCGCGGAGATGCTCGAAGCCGGGCACCTCGTGGGCCCACTTCGGGCTGGGGAGGTTGCGGCGCAGCTCGTTGTAGAGGGACACAGTGATGTCCATGCGTTCGGCGAGGTAGGCGCACTCGCGCCAGATTCCGGGCACGGCGTGGTGGCCGGCGTAGCCCTCATCCCATGCGGCAACACGGGCGGCCACAGGGAGTTCCTCATCGACGAGGACGTACAGACGGCGCGGATTCCCGTCGGAGTCGTTGCTAGCGCACAGGTGTTGGAAGTACATGCTGAAACTCACAGCTAGAGAAGGGAGATGCAAAGCACCTCAGCCAAAAGACCCCCGGACGCAGTGCGCCAGGGGGGACTTCTGGGGGAGATGGTTTGTGCCCGCCGGCCGGTGTGTAGTGCTCGAAGCACTAGCCCACACCGGCAGGGGCGGGAAGGGTTGTGCCCGGCAGAGCCGTGTGCCGGGGCTTGGCCGTCCTAGTGAAGCCGGAGCGGCGGGCTGCCCTATGGGCGTATCTGCAGACCGGGCGTTAAGGGGCCGGTGCACCCGCTGTGATCCCTGTCGGGAGCAGCGTTGATCCCCCTGCAGCAGCGGGATCGGTAAAAACACATGCAGTGCGCCCTCCTGCAGGAGGTTCCGCGTTCGCTTGCTTGCCCCCAGCCATCGGGTACTGGTCGCCTCACCCTCTATCGCCAGCTGTTACGGCGTTCGGGTATCTCGGCGACGGTCCTCGTGCTCGGTGTGATCCGAGCAGGCCGTCCGTGAGGTGCAAGAGCTAGCGCCCAGTCAGTTTGGGCGCACTGCTGCTATAGCTCCGGGATCCGCCCGGCCGGCCGCGCTTTATCGGCTGCGCTGTTGCGCTTAATGCATTGGTGGTTCTGAACTGAATGAAGTGTGGCACGTGGGGTGCCGATCTGTCAAGCAACCGGCCGGAGCCGGTACCGGCGCGCAGCCACGGGGAGCTGACCTGAGGCCTAGGCTCCGCGGGGCGGCTGCGCTCCCGATGCCCTTAAGCGTTGCACAAGGGCAACCAGCTGTCAAGCGATCCGCCTGAGGTGGTTGCAATGAGAGCTGAAAACGCGCATGATGTGCGCGCGTGAGGTCAGTCTGGCACGGCACCGCGCGGCCGTCAAGCTACCCCAGTGAGTCTCATGCGTCGCACCTGAGGGACATGAGTCTCGGTGTGTTGCAAGTTGAGTCCAGCCCTGCGTCGCAGCGAGACTGAGCTAGAGGGGGATATGTCACATCCTGGGCTAGAAAAACTGTATATAAATAAAAGTTGTAGGGGGGTATGCTTGTGGGGTACCTCAGAGACCTGTATGCCTGCTCAGACATACCAGCGCTGCCTTCCGCTTACCGATGTGCACTACGCGCTCAATAGGAAGGGAGCTCCACGCCCCATTCCACCAATAGTTGAAGAGCTGCTCGAGATATCTAGTACATCGCCTTCGGGCCTTGTTTGGAAAGTCGCTAGTAAAAATGGTAAAGCTAAAATAGGTGAACCAGCTGGTTCAAGAAGCGGAGCAAAATGGTTAGTGTCTGTGCGGGGACATGGATTATTTTATGCCCATAGGATTGCGTACTACTTAAAAACGGGTCAAAATCCAGGTAGTATGGTTGTCCGGCACATAGGAAAAGAAGAACTAGCGCTAGGATGGCAAGACGATAACGGACGAGATGAAAGCGGAGTAGCTAAGAGTAGACGGAATAAAGACTGCGTATCCCCGCAGGAACAAACAGTGCGCATAGCTGCATCTAGGGTGCTACGTAGTAAAAGACCTGTAGTAGGTCACGTAACTAAAACAATGTACCTGTATCAGGGAGTACTGTATAATGCTAAGAGTTTGTGCAAAGAATTAGGACTAAATTACTCTACAATTTATCAGCGAGTGTATCGTTGTAAGCACACAGGTGTATACGCTTTTGCTATGGAGGGCATAGAAGTAGAAGAATTTACTGTCTGGTAGCTCACTCGTTAAACGCATCCCAGTTATAAGTGAGCTCTACTCTTAGTTTGTGCATAGCTTTTTTGTAGATCGATGAGATGCAATAGCGGGATATACCGAGCTCGTCGGATAGCTCGTGGCGGCTGCGTTGCTCAAAGTGGATCGCTTGGACCACAAGGAGTTGCGTAGGGTCGAGGGTCGCGAGGGCTTTTTGTAGAAGCTCTTCGCGCTCGATGAGGGATACGGTGAGTTCTGGGCTTTCTGACGGGGTCGGGTTGTCAGAGCTGAGTACCTCGGAGATGGGGGCATCAGAGAGCTGACATAGGGCGTCAATGGAGGTGCAGCTGGTAATGGTGCAGCTGATCAAGGTCTCGGTGATGCGCTCATGGGGAAGCTCGAGCTCGGTGCTGAGCTCGTCGATGGAGGGGGGTCTGCCGTAAGAGGCAGTCAGCGTGTGCATGGCGCGCTTGATCTTGGTAGAAAGATCCTGCACGTTTATTGGTAGCCGTATTGTGCGGGAGGAGTTATAGATTGCGCGTGAAATAGATTGGCGGATCCACCAATAGCTGTATGTGCTGAAGGCGTATCCGCGGGTTGGGTCAAAGAGCTCGATGCCTCGGATGAGACCGAGGCTGCCTTCCTGGATCAGATCGCTGAGTTCGAGGCCTCGGTTCTGATAGCGCTTGGCGAGGTGGACAACTAAGCGCAGGTTGGTTCGCACCATGATGTCCAGGGAGCGCTTGCCGGGGCGTGCAATGTGAGCGGGGGCGGCAGAGCGGTCGGGCTCGGTGGAGCCGGGTGGGGTGTAGTCGACCCATGCGCGGATGCGATAGGCGTGACGGAGCTGGGCTTCGCGCGAGAGGATCGGATGCCGGGAGATGTCACTGAGGTACTGGGAGATGAGGTCCGACATCGCTGATCAAGAAGCAGCGGAGCTGTGAAGGTCGCGGACCAGTGAGCCGAGTAGCCAGGCTCGGGCGTGGGTGAGGCCGTGCTGGCGAGCGAGTTTGAAGTAGAGCTCGCTGTAGGGGCCGGTGACGGGGTTGCGACGGATGGTTTCGGCAGATGCGCTGGAGGCGAGCCGCATGTACTGCGGTAGGACGGTGGCGAGATGCTGATCCACTAGAGGGTGATTTTTAGCTGAACGTAGTATGTGGTGCTGAAGGAATCGGCGGTGGAAGCTGGAGTGATTGTTAAAGCTTCGACGGCTACTCCAGTGATTTCGCTGAAGTCGTTGAGCACTCTGGCTATGTGGTCTTCAACGTTGGTGGAGTGGGCACGCAATTCGACTACGGATAGTGAGCTCATATGACCGCGGAGAAGTAGTCAAACGCGAGGACGTCGTCTACTTGGCTGTATAGCGCGTCTAGGGATTCGTCGTTTTCGATGATGTGGTGAAAGGCGAGGGAACAATCGTTCTCGGGGTCCGTCAGGGCGTGGAGGTGGTCGAGGCCGCCTTCAGAGGCGTGGTTGGTGTTGCGCTCAGTTCCAGGGCGCGTGACTTTCCAGAGATGGGCGCCGAAGCGATCGAGGAGGGCGGCTTCGTTGAGGAAGCGCATGTCGTCTACAACGACGCGCTCGATGCCTTGGAGCTGGAGACGCATGTAGCGGGAAGTCCAGCAGCGGAGCCAGATGTCGGGGTGAACGCAGCTGCGGCCCCACTCGGTTCCCAGGGTGCGAAGCAGGTGGCGAGCGTCGACGTTGTCATCGATCTCGGGGAGAGGGGCAGTTTTGGCGACGTGGGTCGCGTGGTGCGCGTCCTGAGGGATATAGCCGAAGTCATAGAGCAGCGAGCTGATCATTGACTTGAGCGGTTCGGCAAAGCTGAGGTGGGTGAAGCCGTGCTGTGTGACCAGGTGGTCGGCGACGGAAGATTTGCCGCTGCCGGCGGCGGGAGAGTAGATACCGATGAGCATGATCAGGGGCGGATAAAAGTGGGGTGGAGAAGGGTCAGGGTCCAGGCGTACATCGCCTTGGCGGCCTCGTTGTAGATCGGTGGGGGTTCGTCGCCGTTATGTGCGGGATCGCCGAGTATTTTCCAGAGCGCGGTGGCGAGGTAGCGGACGTTGTAGTCCTTGATCTCGGTGTCGATGAGCAGGGCTGTCACGGAGCTCAGAACGTGCGAAGCGGCGACTTCAAAGTCGAGGCCTAGGTGCGTGGTGAGCTTGCGGTAGAGCTCGAAGGACTCGGGGCTGCTGGGGTCAGCGAGCAGCTCGGGATCGATGTCCAGCGCATGGGCGTGCTGCACTAGGAGGGAGCCTCCGATGACGTTGCTAACCAGAGCGTGTATAGGGGTGGTTTCGCTCATGCGCGGGACCGGGTGAAGCGTTTGATGCGAGCCTCGAAGTGCTGCATGTACTGGGTGAGCTTGCGGAGCGAGAGCTCTTCGATTTGAGGCGTTTCGTCGGGGATAGCTACGACGATCAGCGCTCGGGTGATATTTAGGCCTTGTGGTTTGTAGACGTAATTAGCGGCGGCGGTGTAAGCAGCAACTTGCAACGAGTATTCGTACATCTTTGCTGGGTTGCGGACTTTATCGGCTGTTTTCCAGTCCAGCAAAGAGGGCTGTTCACCATCGTCCTCTAGATAAGCGATGCAATCGAACGTGCCGGCGTAGCGGAGCGGGTGGTAGATAGCTCCTTCGCAGACGAGAGGACGGCGAATGCGGTCGAGGAAGCTGCGCGTGCTGTTCCAGTAGGGCGTGTTGAGAAAGTCGAAGCCGGGCTCGGTGCCGTCGAGTAGGTAGCGCTCGACAGCGTCGTGGTGGCGGGTGCCGCGGAAGCTGGCGAGGTTGCAGATGAAGTCTGCGCGGGCTTCACCGACGGACTCGCGCCATTGCTGGAGCCCGGTGTTATCGCGGGTATTGCTCAGGATGGTGGTGACTGAGCTACAGGAGCCAAGCGGGGTGGAATAGCTGCGGTCGCCGTTCTCGTGGGAGCGGATCGGCTCGTACTTGGGTAGGCCGCGGATGGCTTCAGCCGTCATAGGGGACGCCCTCGATAGGGAGGAGCAGCGCGTTGGCGTCGCATTTGAAGACGCGCATGAGATCGGCGAGAACGTTGGGATCGATCAGCTTGGTTTTGCCGCTGGCCATGCGACCAAGGGAGTAAGGGGATATGCCAGAGGCTTCGGCGACATCGCGGAGGGTCAGCCGTGTGCGGAATAGGTGGAAGCGGATGTTGCGCCCGAGTAGCTGAGTGGTGTCCATAGCGTGCGGAGTAAAAAAGGGGAGGGGTGAGCTCCCCGGGGGAGATCAGACGGAAGCTTCAGCGAAGGGGTCTTCACCGTCGAACAGACGGTTGAGGTCGCACTTCAGCTCGTCGAAACGCTGTTGGATGTCGGACTTGATCGCTTTGGGTGGGGCGGCAACCAAGGAGTACTCGGTTTTTTTGCCTTCACCGGTTTTGCTGATCTTGATGTCGTAGCCGGTAGGGTCGCCGTAGTCTTCGTCCGAGATGAACTTGAAGAGCTGATCCATCAGGGTTTTCTGAGTGATCTGCAGAATCTTGAAGTCGTTGGACGAGTAGTCGTAGACCAGACCGGCGATGAAGCGCTTGATGGTCTGAAAGCCCTCCTGCTGGCGGATGTTGGCGGGAAGTTCTTCGGGCTTGGTTTCCCAGCGGACAGGCTTGTTGTCCACGGTCCAGGCTTCAAAGCCGGTGATGCCGGAGCCGAAGAACCGCACTCGGACTTCGTCGGTGATCTTGGCGGGGTTGAGGTAGCGGCCAGAGCCGGAGGACTCCTTGGAGATTTCCTCGATAGCGGAGGCTGACAGGAATGAGGACATGTGGCTAGATCCCGTAAAAAGTGGGTGATGTGCCGGAAACGGAGGGTTGCTCCGTCTCACTTGCAGATCGTACGGGGTAACCCAAGGTCTGTCAACGCTGTGCGTGACAAGTCGCAGAAGTTGATGAGTCTATTGAGACTCATCGCGGCCGGTTGTCGTGGCTGGACGGGCTCGGTACGGTGAAACACGGCCAAGAAAAAACCCCCCGCTTGTGGCGGGGGGTCTTGGCCTTCACTTGCTGCGTCAATCGTAATGGACAAAGAGCACAAAGGCAACAGCTCGGACTTTCTACAAGGACGGGCTATTGAATTGCTGCGTCGTGATGTATTCCCGGATCGTTGGGCATTTGTGCCTGTAGCGGGTAAAGCCACCTACGTAAAGGAGTGGAGCACGAAGCCGCTGACGCGGATTGAGTGCATGACTGCATATCAGCTCAGGCAGGACTACGTAGGCCTGGGGGTGGTGACGGGTTCGTTCTCGGGGGGATTGATTGCTCTCGATATTGATGGACACGCTGCGGATGAGCGTTATCGCGAGGTAGCGGGCGCAGAGTACGAGCCTTACGGCGAAGAGCGGACGATGTCGTGGACGTCGGGCAAACCGGGGCGACGGCAAATCCTCTATCTGGTGCCACAGCGGCTGGTGCCAGAGCTCAAGGACGTCAAGACGCTGATCCTGCGAACGGATGACGGGCAATGGCACCTTGGGCACGGGGACACGAACCGCGGCGCAGGAGGTGATCGGGATGCGATCAGCGGAGAGGCCTACGAAGAAGTCGTGCTGCGGTTCAACGCGTGTCAGAGCGTGGTGCCGGGCTCGCCACACCCGGAGACAAAGCAGCAGTACCAGTTCCTCAACTACAACGAAGGCCAGGTAGCACCGGCGCCGCAGTGGGTGCTGGATGTGCTGCGGCCTCATCGGAAGCCTGTGCAGTGGTTGTCAGAGGCGGAGCAGAAGGAGCTGCTTGACGAGCTTGGGGGGCAGACCGCGGTGCCGTCGCGTCAGATCCGCGGGTGGTTCTTCAAAGAGGAAGTGCAGTCGCTGCTGCGGCCTCGGTTGGCGGACCTCGTGTTCAACCATGCCGTGTTCGACAAGTACGGGTGGAAGCGTCGTGGAGGTGAGAACCCGCAGCTGATGAGTGGGTGCCCTTGGCACGGTGGGCAGAGCGGTACGGCATTTCAGTACGCGGAGGAAACCGGCTGCTGGGACTGCAAGGCATGCGGTGTAGGTGGGGACGTTCTCGATTTCGTGCATAAGGTCCGCACAGAGGACATGCATGCGGGGCGGCCTAGTGGGCCTGACCTCGAGTCGTATGTGGCGGAGTTGGCGGGGGAGCTGGGGTACGACTACCCGGCATGCGCAACGGCGACCGAGGTCACCATCAAAGATGCACCGCTGAAACGGCTATCGGGGCAGGAGTTTTTTACGGCAGCCGAGAAGATCATCAACGGGTACGACAATGCCGAGCTCGCGCATTACCAGTTGATGGAGCTGGTGCGGGACTCCGGGCTGACACACGTGTACAAGTCGGGGCCTCAGGTGGAGTCAGCGCTCGAGCGGTTCCTGCTGCACCAGGAGCAGGTGGAGGAAGACCCGCAGTGGCAGGAGAAGATGCGCGGGCAGCGGGACTACCTGATCCCGGACTTTGTGTCTGCACCGAGCTCGATTCTCTTGCATGCAAGGGGCGGGATGGGTAAGACACGCCTTGCAGTGCTGCTGGCCAAGATCGTGGGCCAGAAGCTGCCGATGAAGGTGCGGGGGCTGACGGTCGAGCCGACGGTCTCGGGGAATGTGCTGTTCATCGGCAACGACATGTCGATGACGGACTATGCGGAGTACCTGGATCAGCAGGGGATTGACTCGACCGGTGCCGATACCTGGTTCCGATTCAAACCGCAGTGGCAACAAAGCCAGTACAGGGTGCTCTTGCGGTGGCTGCAAGAGCTCAAGCCAGTACTGGTGGTAGTCGACTCACTCACGTCGGTGAGCACGATGATTGCAGCCAAGGAGTACGAGAAGGAGTACTCGAACACGCTGTACCGCTTGGCGCGGGAGAACGGGACGGCGTTCCCACCGACGACATTTCTGTGGATCCACCACAACACCAAGGACGGGACGAAGTTCCGCGGCACAGACACGCTGCGGAATGCGGTGCACGAGACCTGGGAGCTGAAGGACCTGACGGACGAGGAGCGCGCTCAGTACGGGGATCATGCGCTCATCCTCGAAATCGACAAGAGTCGGGGCATGCGAGGTGGGGATCGATTCCTGGTGCAGGAGGACATTGAGGAAGCGCTGAGCATTGAGGATCTCACCCCGACTGTGACCCGAGAGAACGGTGGGCAGGGCGATGAGACGCCACGGACGATCGTTCTCGGGATCCTCAAGGAGGCAGAGGCGCCGATGACAGCTAAGGAGCTGCGCTACGCGCTCAACAGCCGGCTGGCAGGGCGTAGGGGACCAGGGACGATCGTCAGTGAGAAGACGGTTAAGCGGTGGGCGCAGCGGTGGGTTGTTGCCGGCCTCGTGGAGGAAACCCGGGTGCGACAGCCGGGACAGAAAGGGGGGCGCCCTCTGGTGGGTTTTTCGGTCAAAGCCCCTATATACGAGGGTCGGAGTGTCCAAAACCCTCCTTCTTTCTTTGGAACTCCTTGTGCTGGAAGGGATTTGGGTTTTGGACAGGGTACAGACGAAATTGTCCAAAACCCCGAAGTGTCCAAAACCTCCGAGGTCGAAACAGTTCAGCAAGGCACAGTCTCAGATGAGACGCATGAGACCGAGCTGCCTGTGGAAACTTTTGTGGAAAACTCCACCGAAATGCCCCTAGAGGTTTCGGACAGTTTTGGACACACGGAGGGGTTGTCCAAAACCTCCGAGGCTGAAACCCTCTCCAGCACAGCGGTTTCGGAAAAACCGCCGGAGGTTTTGGACACGGCCTCGGAGATATATGGGACCCCCGGTTCTACGCAGGACTACGGAGATTGGGAGGACACCGATTGGGGTTGATGTTGCGCTCTTAGCCCTGGCGCCAGGGGAGCTCGTCATCGAGCTCGGTCTGGTAGCTAGGGCTGGGCCCCAGGGTTGTTTCGCGGAGCAAGAGTGTTGCTATGAAGCTGCGCGATGTGAAGTGAGACTTAATGAGACTCTTAGCTAGAGCTTTTAGCTCTGCTACATTGGTACAATCATCGATCTGCCTTAGTGCTGCTTCTTGAGCAAAGCTAAGAGTAAGGTCGTCCACACAACCACTGCATTTAACCGAGTATGCCGTCCGATGAATCCCTTGCTCACAAGGAAGCTTTAGATAATGTGGATTTCGACTTCATTCGTGGTCCACAGGCTGCGGCATTGCTGACCCGGCGCGTTTCTGAGCTCGGGGAGGCAGTGGGTCCGCTGGGCGTGGATACAGAGACCACTGGCCTGGATCCACTGGTGAATCGCGTGCGTCTCATCCAAGTCGCAAGTTGCGACTATGCGTTGGTGGTCGATGTGGAAGGTTGGCGCACCGAGGGCGAGCGGCAGCTGCCTTGGGATGCACCAGGGCTACGTCAGCTGAAGGCGCTGCTCGAAGGGCCAAAAAAGAAGGTGCTGCAGAATGCTGCATTCGACTTGAACTTCCTCGCGGGGGAAGGTGTCGAGCTCGGTGGCTCGCTCTTCGACACGATGATCGCCGCCAAGGTGGTCAACAACGGCACAGGGGCGAAGAACGACCTGGGGAGTCTGGTAAGCCGTGTGCTGAAGGTGCCGCTGCCTAAGGAGCTACAGAAGGCCAACTGGGCAGGGGAGATCTCGGATGAGATGGTCCGCTATGCCGCCCGGGACGCGGTGTGTCTACCGAGGATGGTGCCCGCACTCGTAGCAGCGCTGAAGGAGTCAGAGGTGTCGCCCTCGGTGACGCTGTGGGACATCTTCAAGCTGGAGATGATGGCGCTTCGGCCCATCGCTCGGATGCAGTGGAACGGGTTTGGATTTGATGCTGTGTCCGCCATGGCGCTGCAAGTCTCATTGCAAGACAATGCTGAGACGCTTAAGACGACATTCCTCGAGGCGTTGGATCTGGCGATCAAACAGGAGAAGCCGGATGAGCCGGCGGTGTGGCTACCGCGGGATGAGGACGGGGCCTTAAACACGCGGGAGAAGGACTCGGGGTCGATCCGCGCTGGAACCAAGCGCTACAAGGGGTTCAACCCACGCTCGCCGAAGCAGATGGCGGAGCGGTTTGAGCAGGCGGGCATTCTGCTTCCACCGGACGAGAAGGGAGCACCGAGTTTGGATCAGAACCTGCTGGCGTTTCTGAAGGGGGAGTACGAGCTCGTGGCCATGTACATGGAGTGGAAGGCGGCTGTAACACGCGTGTCTCATATTGAGAAACTGCTGGATTCGATTGGACCGGATGGGCGGATTCATGCGGGGTACCGGCAGATGGGGACAGAGACGGGCAGGCTGAGTTGCTCAGGTCCGAATCTTCAGCAAGTGCCGCGGGAGGGGGAGTTTCGGCGCCTGTTTCGCGCTCGTGAGGGTTACACCTTGGTTGTGGCTGACTTCAGTCAGGTGGAGCTGAGGGTGGCCGCGGAGCTATCTGGTGAGGAGCGCATGCTGGAGGCGTACCGAGCTGGGCGGGACTTGCACACAGAGACCGCAGCTTTAGTGACAGGTAAAAGTGCTGATACTATTACGAAGAAAGAGCGTACGTCCGCGAAGCTTTGTAATTTCGGGCTTTTGTATGGGGCAGGTGCTGCTACGTTAAGAAAGCAAGCTGTTGCACAATATGGTGTAGATATGGAGCTAGAAGAAGCCCAGGGTCTTGTTACTGGGTTTCGTGAAGCGTATCCCCAGCTTTATGAGTGGCAGATGCAAGAAGGCAATAAGACTACGCGCGCTGTATTTACTAGGTATGGTAGGCGTAGGATACTGACAGGCTTTAATGATAAATACACTACGCGAATCAACACGCAAGTGCAGGGTACAGCGGGTGACATCGCTAAGATTGCCATCGCGATGATATGGGACAACATAAAAGCGGCTAAGCCAGGGGAAGCGATGCTTATTGCCATGGTGCACGACGAGATCGTTCTCGAGGTTGAGGATGGGGTAGTGGAGAAGTGGGCGAAAACATTAGCCGGAGCTATGGAAGCCGCGGGTTCGGTAGTTTGTCAGTTGGTGCCTATCGTGGCGGAAGCTTCTTTTGGTAGTAGCTGGGCCGATGCCAAGTAGAGCTTTGTGTGATACGCTGTTTTCGTAGCGTTTTACCACTCATGCTCACTGGGCAAGACCTGCTTTCATTTGTGAAAGCCAATGCGGACATGGATCAAGCCGAGCTAGCTCGCGAGGCTGGCTACGTGCGCAATACAGATAAGGGTAATGAGCGCTTGCTCATCGGTAAGTTGCACGAGGCACTGCTTGAAGCTAAAGGTGTAAAGCTGAAAACCAGCAAGAAGCCTGGTAAAGCAGCGCAGTTTATGACTACCGTCCATCGTAATGGTGTGATTTTGGTAGGCAAGACGTACTCGGAGAAGTTTGGTGTGGAGCCGGGCGATGAACTGCAGATCGTGATCGAGGATGATGCAATTCGGCTTGTGCCTCAATCTGCAGCGAGCGTGAAAGCCTCCAGTAAGTCTGTGGCTGTGTCTGGTTGATGGACGAGAACGAGCTGCGTTCTCGGTTGTTGGCTCGACTTAACCGAATCGCAGAGCGTTTACCGAATGGGCTCCTTCATCGCTTGGTGGAGGATGCCCAGTTTTTTTATGACTGGAACCTGCGGAAGAAACGAGCTCGGGCGTCGGCACGTATGTCGCAGTACCAGGCTTGGCAGGGCAAGGTTGAGGACCGCTATTGGCGTGAGGTGCAGCGGCGCCGGTAGCGTGAAGTATCTGCGCGAAATCTGTGGCTACTCGCAAGACGTACTCGAACAGCTGGGAGGGTGTGCGGCAGGCAGGGGAAGATGCTGGGGCTAAATACCCCGAGCTTGTGGCAGCACAGTGGGCACTTGAGAGTGGCTACGGGAAGCACACGAGTGGTAAACATAATTATTTTGGTTTGAAGGGTACTGGAACAGGTAAAGAAACTAAAGAGTTTATGGATGGAAAGTGGATAACTATAACGGCAGAATTTATTGACTTCTCTGATCTCGGGGCATGTGTTAGGTACTTGGTTACTCGGTGGTATAAGGACTGGGACAAATACGAAGGTGTGAATCGGGCGGCGACGCGGGAGGATGCAGCGAAGGCGTTGGTGGATCAGGGCTACGCGACAGATCCGACCTATGCCGAGAAACTGATCAAGCTGATGGATGAGCGGGCACCGTCCTCGGTGGTGAGCAAGCCTGTGGTTAAGGCGGAGCCAAAGTCGATCTTGTACCGGATCGAGGCGGTGCATGTGACATGGCTGAAGAAGGAGCCAGTTCCGGCTGCCGAGCTCGGTGAGAAGGAGAAGGTTCTGGTGCCCGTCGGGAAAGATTATGCAGTGGTTGCATACACGGAGCGGCCGGCGGATGGGCATGCGCGGGTGGAGTTGGCGGCGGGGGCCGGGACTTGGTTTGTGTTCGAGCCACACTGGCGGAAGGTGATCGGCTCGGGGGAGTTCATGCGCCCTGATGTCGATTGGGGCGACTTCAACTGTCTAGTAACGCCAAATCTGACTGTGGGTGAGATCTTGCAGTGGGACCGGCGGCGAATTCCTGGGCCGACGTCGTCGGTGCGGACGCGGTTGCTGCGCACTGCGGCGGAGTTTCAGCGAGTGCGCGAGGCGTGGGGGCGGCCCCTGGGGGTGACGAGCTTCTATAGGCCGGCGGACATCAATGCCGCTGTTGGAGGTGTGCCGGGTTCGCGGCACGTTCTCGGGGAAGCGTTTGATCTGTATCCGGTGGATAGAAGCCTAGACAGCTTCTATCAGTGGATTCGCACTCGGTGGACTGGAGGTCTGGGCGATGGGCGACCACGCGGCTTCGTGCATATGGACACGCGCGGGGGCGGAGGTTTCGTTCCTGGGGCCGGTGCCAGGCCTGCAGCCGAGTGGCTGTACTAATGGACGACCGCACTCGGGAGAACTGGGCGAAGGTGAAGGAGGCCCTGGAGCGCGCAGGTAAGACCAGTAGCCCGTTCTATGCGAGGGCGGTGGCGGTGCTGAAGACGGGGCGGGACCCAGGACCGGATTTTGGGGCTA